GGTGGTGGAGGCGCAGCAGCCCCCCGCCCCAACATACCGCATGACCGGGAAGGATACCGGGTCTGCTTCGGTGGACTCCGCTTCGGTGGGCGGCGCACCGCCCGCCCCGCTGAGGGAGGCGGTGGTCGCTTCCCCGGCGAAGGACTTGCATGAGAAGCGGGTGGTGGATGACCCCGCTGCCCGTGTGGCAGAATATCGCCGTCGTCGCCGTCGCGGCGGCAAGTAGGCGGTTCGACTAGAAGGAGGAAGGCGATGCTCGCACAAGCACACCGCCAGCGTGCCCGGCGGCTGACTGAGAAGCTCGTGGAGAAGTTCGGCAGCAAGGTGAAGCGGTTCGAGAACTTCTCCGATCACGGTCTGGGGATCAAGGGTTACCGCCCGATGGAGATCCTCGCGGAGACGACCCCCACCGGCAAGATGAGCGACGTGGACCCGTGGCTCAAGACGCGGGTGGCCGTCCTCATGGAGAACTTCCTGAAGGAGACCATGGGGAACCGGGAACTGCTCGAAACGTCCCGGGCGTCCCTCCCGGCGTGGGTGAAGAACGGCCTCGCCCTCATCGCGGCGGCCAACTCCGAGGACGTGCTCGACCGCGTGATCTCGATGCAACCTATGTCCAACCGGCTCGGGCGCATCCACTACCTCGACGTGGTGACGGAAAGGGCGAAGGGCGGCATCCCCAACAGGGCGACCATGCTCGACGCGCTGTCCGGGTTCCGGGGCACCGAAGACCTTTCCAGCGAGCACATCCGCGACCCCGGGGAGGTGCTCGGCGCGGCCGGTGGGACCGACTACGGTGCCACGACGCCCATCGAGCTCGGCTACAAGCCGGTGATCCCCCGCACCTTCGTCGCTCGGGCCGGGACGCAGGAAATCCGCGACGACGGGAACGGCAACCTGGTCGGTGACGTGGGAGCTCCTGGTGGCGGCGTGACGAACACGATCAACTACCTCACGGGTGAGATCAGCCTCCGCTTCGCGGCGGCTACCACGGAGGCCCCCGAAGCCGAGTACGACTTCAACATCGAAGCCGCGCTCGAACTCCCGGAGTACGGCATCCACCTGCGCGCCGAGAACGTGCAAGCGCGGCCCCGGGCGCTCGGTGCGTCGTGGAGCCAGCAGTCGGTCATCGACTTCCTGAACGACTTCGGCGTGAACGCGGAGCCCACCATCATCGAAGCGGGGGCGAGGCTCATCAACCTGGAGAAGTTCAAGCACGTCATCAACACCCTGAGAAGGCAAGCCCAAGGTGGCGCAGTGATCTTCGATAACACCGCGCCCACCGGGGTCAGTTACAGGGATCACCTCAAGACCTTCGCCCTCTTCGTGAGCCGCCTCCAGAACCTCATCTGGGAAGCCACGCAGACCACCCGCCCGAACGTGATGGTGGTGCACCCGAGCCTCATCTTCATCGTGGAGTTCCAGGACGGTTTCGAGGGCCAGCAGTTCTCGAACGATGGCATCGCGGGGCCGCGCTACATCGGGCGTCTGGCGAAGCAGGACATCGACGTGGTGGCGGACCCGACGTACCCGGCGGACCAGGCGATGTTGACCTACCGGGGGCCGGAGTTCGTGAGCACGGCGGCCGTCGTCGGGGATTACATCCCGCTGTACAAGTCGCCTGTCCACGTGCGGGCGTTCCGCAAGGACATCGCGCTCCTGAGCGAGTACGTGGTGAAGGTCATCGACCACAATATGCTGGGGACCATCACGGTGACCAACCTCTAGACGCTTCTTGGGCGCCGAGCCCAATACTTCCCGACGCCATGCAGACGCCCCGCTAGGTTCTGGCGGGGCGTCTCTCTTTGACAACTGGATGCCGGCGCTGGCATCGGTGGTTGCGCACGGCACGGAAGTTCGGTAGCCTGTAGGTGAACCTACCGGGCGGCCATGTACCGCCCCTGCGGCCCGAGCGCGGCCAAGGAGAACCGGATGGCAACGACCATGAACCCCCGCGAGCACATGCGGATGGACGTGATGGAACGCCCGATGACCCCCGAAGAGGAGATGGCGATGTACATGTGGTCGGGCGCCGAGCCCGACTGCCCCGACAACCTCTTCATCAACGCTAGCACCCAGCCCGTGATCATCGGCGCCCAGGCGCAGATTCCCTACGACAGCGGGAAGATCATGCCCGGGGACCGTGTGATGGGCTCTTACTACGGCGACATCGTAAAGCTCCCCATGTTCACCGGCCTCATGCGTCTCAAGGACATCCCTATGGCCCGCCGGGTGGAACTCGCCAAGATGCGCAAGATGCGGATGGGCGACGAGCCCGCCGAGTGGGTCCGTGAGGCGTGGCAGAAGCTGCCCGAGGAGGAGCAGAAGAAGATCCGCGAGGCGATGGGAGAGGGGGGCTAGATGGCCCGGTCCTGGCGCCAGAACGTCATCATGTCCCACGGGGGGCGGCACGGTCGCAGCCACACGTACCGGAAGGGGAGGACGGTCCCGCCGGGGGCCGCCCGGGCTATCCCCGATGCGGTGTTGGGGCAGACTACGGAAGAGGTGCCGGCGCCGAAGGCCGAGCCGCCCGTGGTGCCGCGCCCCCCTGAACCCGGTGACCGCCCGTCCGTGCGGGCGCTACTGGAAGCGGGCCGGGAGATGGCATCCAAGGCAGCGGATACCGAGGCCGTACAGAGCACCCCCAAGCGCGCCCCCGAGCCCGTCACGGAGGCGCCGGAGGAAGTCCCGGTGCCCCGTGACCCCAAGACCAAGAAGGATCTCTTCCTCCTCCGCAAGGCCGATGTCGAAGCCCTCGCCGAAAAGCACGGCATCAAAGTGGATGAGGGGACGAAGGGGAGGACGAAGATGCTCCGCGACCTCCTCCGGACGAAGCTAGATCTCTAGGGGGGTTGGCGTCATGTCGTCGCAAGGCCAGGGACGGGTCTACCCTGAGGTTCCGGCCCCCGATGGATGGGGCACGGTTCCAGGCGCGAAGACGCGGGCCGAGTGGCGCGACATGATTCTCTCCGACTTGGGGGGTGAGGGGGTGGATGTCGAGTTGAGCGAGAAGCAGCTCGACCACGCCTTGAACCGCGCCCTTGCCCTGTGGTCGAAGCATCGCCCGCTCCTGTGCTGGTTCCCTTTCAACGTGCCAGCGACCGAGACGATGTACATCGATTTCACGTGCCCGCAACAGTCCGATGACCGCCTGCACCCCGAGACGTGGGTGCGCAACGTCCTGGACGTGGTGTGGGCCGACCAAGACCGCCGTGTGCTTGGTGCCCGTTCGGGCTTCCTGTCGGGCTACTACCTCCGCTGGGGGTACCAGGGGCCGCGTCTGTTCTTCGAGCTGCATACCGCTGAACGGACCTACGAACGGCTCACGGGATCGCGCCCGGGGTGGTACTGGGAGGCCGCTACACGTCGCCTGTACCTTTCGGCTCCCTCCCGTGATGTGCGGGCGATGGTTCTCACGTCCCGCCCGCGCCTTCTCGGTGAGATCGCCCCCGATCACGAGGAGGATTTCCTCAAGGCGGCCGTGGCCCGCGCAAAGCGCGTCCTCGCTCGTGTGCTCTCGGCGCGTGGGCCGATACCCGGCGCCGCTGGGGAGATCGTGACGGATGCCGCAGAGCTTCGGGGCGAAGCGCGGGAAGAGTGGAATGAGGTGCGGGAGGCCTTGGAACGGTCGCTAGCTAGCGTTCCGCCCCCGCGGTATATCGGGTAGATCGTATGCAGGACGACAGGATAATCACAAACTCGGGAAACGCTGAACAGGCGCATGACCGCCATGTGGACGCCGTGCGCCGAGCGCAGCAGGCCCTCTTTTCCCGGTGGGGGCCGCAGTACCGGGGGCGGCTGTTCCGCCCCCGCTTTGCGCCGTTCCCGGCCGGAGACCCTATGGGGGAATCCGGTGTTCGTGTTGCGGCGGAAGAGCTCGACACGGAACTCAGGGAGCGTATTGAGTTGCTTGAAGCCACGTCTGGCGTGACGGGGGAGTACCCGGTCATGCCATGCGCACTTGGCGTCGCTGTACGGGATGTGGTACGCATCTCCGGCGGCGTCATCCAGAAGGCCAGTGCCGACACCCCTACTACCGCTACTGCCATCGGCTTCGTGAAGGCGAAACCCTCGTCCGTGACGGCAGTTGTGGCGTACGCCGGCATCCTTGGCGGGTTCAGCGGACTCACACCCGACCAACCCGTATGGCTTTCCACCACTCCAGGGGGGGTGACACAACGCCCAGACCTGGACCTTGCAGGGCCGCAGGATGTGGTTCAGCCCCTTGGCGTGGCGAAGTCATCATCGGAAGTTGTCGTCTTGGTGGACTTGTCCACCTTCGGGCAATACTAGGAGGCAAGGATGGCCGATCTCTATGTCGTGTGCCGGTCCTCGGACAACCGGAGAAACCAAGTACCCAACCCGTCCAGCGATGCGGGGATACTCCCCGGCACCATGAAGGGTCCGGTGGGTGCCGCGTTTACCATCAACCCGGACAGTGGGCAGACGCTCAACGTGGGGACGGCCGGTAGCGCGCTCGTCGTGGGCCAGGCCGGTGTCAACCTGACCCTCAACTCCGATGACATCAACCTCGCCAAGGAGACGAATCACACCGTCAGGGTCACCACGTCCACGAC